AATGTTCCGAGATACATACTGAAAGCATGATCCACTACTTAGAGGATTATATGTACTGTACTAGAAAGCTAGGGCTTTATGTGCAGTTAGTAGCATAAATTATATAGGGGTTATCTAAATATATTTACCTCCTGTGATTAAGTTATATAAAGACTAAATCACAGGAGGTTTATTTTTATGATAACAGTAGAAAAACTGGAAAAAGGTACTTATTTTGATGATGCTTTTAAAATCTCATTTAGATACGATCCCACTACTGTAGCTAAAGTAAAAGAGCTGGCAGAGCGGAGATATTTACCAGAGGATAGGGCGTGGGAGATCCCAGCACATGAGCTACCAGCTCTCATAGAGAAAGTAGGGCTTAGCAATATCAAAAGTGAGGAGGCTGTAGTACAAGCTCTCAATACTAAGGAGATCGAGGATAAAAGGGAGGCTACACAGGAGAGGCTAAAGGGTATTAAGCCTGTAAGAGATTTTGATTTTAAGACAGCTCCCCTCCCTCATCAGATCGAGGCTTTTAATTATGGAATGGAGAAAAACTCTTTACTTATCGGAGATGAGCAGGGCTTAGGCAAGACAAAGGAGAGTATTGATATTTGTGTAGCCAGAAAGAAAGAGCTCATTAAAACCCTTATTGTATGCGGAGTGAACTCTGTAAAATATAACTGGGAGAAAGAGATCCAGATCCACTCTAACGAGGGCTGTGTAATGGTAGACGGTAAAACGATGGATGTTAGAGTACAACAGCTAAATGATTGGTATAGAGGCTCCTCTTATTTTGGGATTATCAATATTGAGAGCCTCAGAAATGAGAAAATACAAGATGCTCTCTATCTGGGGATTAAGGATGGATATATAGGGGCTATTATTGTGGATGAGATCCATAAGGCTAAAAACGGAGGCTCTCAACAGGGAAAAGCCCTTAGATTTTTGAAAGCTCCAGTTAAGATAGGATTATCTGGTACTCCAATGAATAAAGCGGAGGATCTGTGGAATATCCTTACATGGCTGGGAGTAGAGAGGAGATCCTTTTATAGTTTTAGAAATGCCTATTGTACTATGGGAGGTTTCGGAGGCTATAAAGTAATCGGATATAAAAATTTAGATAGCCTCAATGCTGAGTTAAATACTGTAATGCTTAGAAGAAAGAAAGAGGAGGTACTAGATCTCCCTCCTAAGCTATACAGTACTGAGTATGTAGAACTTACCACAGCTCAGAAAAAACAGTACAGGGATATTAAAAATGGCATTGTAGCAGATATGGAGAATATCTTAGCCTCTGTTAATCCGCTTAACTGTACTCTCCGCCTTAGACAGCTTACCAGTGGTAATCCTAACTTAACAGATGATAGCCCTAAGCTGGATCGTATTAAGGAGATGCTGGAGGAGGAGATTATCCCTAACGGTCACAAGGCTATCATATTTTCTCAGTGGAGCACGATAGCTAAGGATCTGGGGATAGAGCTTAGTGAATATGATCCGATTGTGATTACAGGAGAGGTACATCCAGAACAGAGGCAGAAATTGGTAGATAATTTCCAGACTAACCCACACTGTAAAGTAGCTATAGGAACTATCGGAGCTATGGGTACTGGATTAACCCTAAATAAAGCCTCTTATGTATTCTTTATGGATAAAGCGTGGAATAGCGGAGATAATGCACAGGCTGAGGATAGAGCCCACAGAATAGGCACGGTAGGGGCTGTAAATGTAATCTCTATGGTGGCTAAGGGTACCATAGATGAGGCGGTAGAGGATTACCTGTTAGAAAATAAAGATCTCATTGATCGAGTAGTAGACGGTAAGGGATCTAAGCAGGATATTAAAACCATCCTCAATAAATTACTTAGCATTTAATATACAGGTGTGGTATAATAACTCAAAACGGAGGTACATAATGAGAGCGATAACAGTAGATGCAGATACAGGAAAAAGAATATATACAAGAAAAGAGGTAGCGGATCTGGTAGGAGCCTCTACTCAATCTATCCGCCTCTGGGAAGATGCTGAAGCTATTCCAGCCAGTGTAAGAGATGAGGGAGGCTATAGATACTGGTATGAGGAGGATCTGGAGGCTATAAAGGCTTATGCCTCATTACCGAGAAAAGCAAAACTTAAAAAGTAGCCCTAAGTGTGAGGAGAGTGTAACAGCTCTCCTCTTTTTTTTTGCCCTTAATTTTGAGGGCTATCTAAAAATTTACCGTTTGTGTGATTAGGTTAAGTATCAAAAGAAAAGGAGGTAAGCAGGATGCTTAAAATCAGTTTTACAAATGCTGAGGTATCGGATCACGGATACGGTTTAGAGGTAAATGGTAAATCCTTAGAGGATATTATCTCTACCGCCTTAGGAACTAAGGTAAAAGGTAATGGCGGTTACGGATCTGGATTACCTAGCTTTAGCTCTAATAGCTGTGATGTAACGGTTACTATCAATCCACACGATAAAGAGTGTGATATTGAAACAGAGGATAACGTGTGGTACAGCGTAGAGGAAATGGAGGCAGAAAAGAGTGAGCAGTTTCAAGAGGAAAATGCAGAGGCAGATCCAGAAAAATAATGGTACCCTCCTCCACAAAAAGGTAGTAGCTAGAAAGATGGGCTGTAAATCCGTGGAGGAGTATAACCGTAGAATGGCACGCAGAGAAAAAAATTTAAAAGAGATGGAGGATAACAAAGATGGCAAATGATTTTACAGCAAGGGTAGCAGGTATCAGCGTAGAGCTGGGTATGAGTGTACAGAATAAGAGTGGTATCTGGTGTAAGCCTACAGTAAAGATGGATCTTAAGATTGATGGAGGTACGAACCCTCAGCAGAGAGAGGCTATTATTAAACAGGCTTTTGATGAGGTTTGTGATAACATTGAGAAAACCATCTCAGAGATGGAGTAATACTTACAGGGGGGGGGAGAGTATCTCTCCTCTCTCCTTAACTGGAGGTAATTATGGCAAAACAGATAAAAGTAAGAGAGGATAATTACTTTGCTGTACAGGGCTGGATGGTAACAGAGCTAAAACTAAAGGGTAACGCACTTATGCTCTATGCGATCATCTACGGATTTTCTCAGACTACTAACACAGCTTTTACAGGGAGTGTAGACTACCTCTGTGAGTGGCTGGGCGGTGTATCAAGACCTACAGTAATTAACACTTTAGATAACCTAGTTAAGCAGGGGCTCCTCACTAAGAGCAGTACCACTAAAGGGGCTCTCATTTACAACAGCTATACAGCTTTAAGACCGAGTAAAAAAATTTTATTCGATGAAGATCCAATGAGTAAAAAAACTTTATCCGATACGAGTAAAAAATTTTTACTCAATAAAGATAGTAAAGATAATATAGAAAAATCCATCTCTAAAGAGATGGAGGGCAAAGCCCCTAAAAAGAAATCTTATAGTACTATCTTAGAGGATCCTGTTAATAAGTTTGTGAAAGAGGCTCTTAGTAAATTTATCCAGTATTGTAGGGGTAAAAACTATACTCCTAAAGTAACTACTGTAGAAAAGTTTGCTAGTACTCTTAGAGATAATGCTAGAGAGGATCCTGTAGTGGCTCTGGCTATTGTGGATCAAAGTATAGATAAGGGATGGAAAGATCTCTATCCACTTAAGAACTATGGTAGACAGGGAAAGCCTACAGCGGTTAGTAAAAAGTTTAGCGGTAATACCCTTAAAGATGCTGAGGGTAAAGATATTGTGTTTAAGTAATCTGGAGGAGGGTGTAAAAGCTCTCCTCTAAATTTTTACCTCTTTTGTGATTAGGATTACTCAAAAGGAGGTAAAAGCGGATGAAATGCTATGCAAGTGATTATTGCCAGAAAGATAAAAGTTCCTGTAGTGATGTATGCGGAGGCTACAGAGTACTTAGAGCTTTATACAATTTAAGCAGGATCCCAGAGAGATACCGTTATACTATCGCTCTTAAGCCAGAGAATGGAGAGGATCTGGAGGCGTTTACAAAGCTGGATAATTATAAAAATGATGTGCTCAGTATGGTAGATGAGGGCAGAGGTTTATATATCTGGGGAAAGAGTACAGGGAATGGTAAAACTTCATGGGCTTGTAAGATTATGAGTTACTTTTTCAGAAAGATAGCTTTTAATACAGGGCTGGAAAATGAGGGGCTATATATTTTTCTCCCCACTTTCTTAGAAGATTTCAGAGATAACTATGATAACAAAGATCCAGAGTTTGATGAGATACTCAGAATGATAAAAACCTGTAGGCTCCTTATCATAGACGATATAGGAGCAGAGAGGGTAACGGACTGGGTAAGGGAGAGGATGGTAAGCATCATAAATACCAGAGTATCTAATAATCTTACTACGATTTATACCAGTAACCTCTCTCCAGAGGAGCTTAGGAGTGAGTTAGGGGATCGGATAGCCAGTAGAGTATTAGGATCCTCACAGGTAGTAGAAATTACAAGCGGAGATAGGAGGGGATTATAAATGGCTAATATGATTGAGCAGAGCTTACTCTGTAAAGTATTAGATGCTCCAGATCTGGAGATCCTCCACTCTAACGGAGTAATAGAGGAGATGTTTCTTACCTGTAAGGATGAGATCCATTTTATCATAGAGCATTACAACAGCTATAAGCAGATGCCAGATAAACTAACCTTTTTAGGCAGGTTCAAAGATTTTCAAATGCTGGAGGTTACAGAGAGTACAGATTACTTAGTATATAAGCTCAAAGAGGCTTACACATATACTAAGCTGGTGCCTCTGATTGAGGATACAGCAAAGGTAGTAAAAGAGGATAGTATTAAGGCTATCCAGTACCTCAAAGAGGAGATAGAAAAGCTGGAGAAATCCGTACCAGTGAGCAGGAATAAAGATGGCTATGATATTATCTCTAATGCTGGAGATCGCCTTACAGAGTATAAAAAGCGTTGTGAGGTAAAGGGGCTTATAGGTATTCCTACAGGTATCCCTAAGCTGGATGAGATTACTAATGGCTGGCTCTGGGGAGAGGATCTGGTAGTACTCACAGGGCGTACTAACGTAGGTAAAACATGGATCGGAGAGTACTTTGCTACTATGGCGTGGAACATGGGTTATAAGATCCTTATGTACTCTGGAGAAATGAGTACCGCTATGGTTGGTTTTCGTTTTGATACTCTCAATAAGCACTTTAGTAATATGGGGCTCCTTAATGGATCTGGTACTCTGGGAAAGAAACCAGATACAGACGGAGCAAAGTACTTACAGGAGGATTATGAGAAGTACATAACACAGCTCCAGCAAAAGAGTGGATTTATCGTAGTTACTCCAGATGATTTTGAGGGGCGTAAGCCTAATGTGGATGAGATCAAGAGCTTAGCTATTAAGCATGGGGCGGATATGATTGTAATAGATCAGCTCTCTCTTATGAGTGATAAGCGTAGGGCGGATATACCTAGAATAGCTTATAACAATATCTCAGAGGATCTCTTTTTGATGAGTAAGGAGCTTAAAAAGCCTGTACTCCTTATGGCACAGGCTAACCGTGAGGCAGTTAAGAACCGTAAAAAAGGAGAGAGCCCAGAGCTCCACGATCTGGCAGAGAGTGACGGTGTAGGACAGAACGCCACAAGAGTATTATCTCTATCTGTGATAGATGGCACTCTTAAGATCAGTGTTAAGAAAAACAGATATGGTATCAATAACAAAGAGGTACTTATGATCTGGGAAGTAAACACAGGATACCTTAAGCCTCTCCTTAGTGAAAATCCAGAGGAGAGCACAGAGGATAAAAAGGATGATAAACCAGATGGAGAAAAGGATAAAGGAGGAGAGAAAGATTATGGTTTCTAAAGGCGGAGTACCTAAGGGGCGGATCATCCCTGTATATCTTACAGATGAGGGAGATGTGTACCCTATTTATTTACATGAGATGGGAGAGTTAGAGATTATCCAGAGGCTTGTAGCAGGTATCTTAGATAATAAAATTGTTGTGGATACTAATACCAGAATTAACTCAGAGAGTGATAAAATCTCTATTTTTGATTTAAGTAAGAAAAAATAATAAAAATCTCTCTAAATGTTACCTCTTTTTCTGATTAGGTTAAGTAAATCGGAAAAGGAGGTACTTTTTTATATGACGATTACAAGTAAGGAAGTAGCGGAGATGCTGGGAAAGAGGCACGATAACCTTTTAAGAGCGATCCGCAAATATATTACACAGTTAGGAGATGAGGCTCCTAAGTATTTCTCAGAGGATCCAGATAAGGGCGGTAGATTGTACCATATTACTAAGGCTGGCTGTGATCTTATGGCAGGGCGTATTATCGGAGCTCAGAGTGAGGCTTTTAAGACTAAGTATGCTCCAGTGTTTGGAGAGGAGGCTCCTGTAGAGGTGGTAGAGGAAAAGCAGGAGGAGCCACAGGAGAAAGCCTACACAGTAGAGGAGGTAGCAGAGATCTTAGGCTGTAGTGAGAGAAATGTATACAGAAATATCCAGAGCGGAAAGCTGGAGGCTGTAGAGCGTGAGGTAATGATCCCTACTCTTAAGAAGTTTGTAACAGAGGAGGCTCTGGAAAAATATAAAGCAGGGAGGGCTAGTTAATGAATTACTTTGAAATGAAATGGAGGCTCTCCGCTTGCAGAATACAGGCAGGATACTCACAGGCAGAGGTAGCAGAGATCTTAGGCTGTAGTGATAAGACTATTGTTAGCTGGGAAACAGGTAAGACAGCTCCTAAGATGGAGAAAGCACAGGAGCTTAGTGATCTGTACGGTATCCCTCTGGCTTATATGGATTTTTCAAAGGCTGGAAACTCTACACCTCTTAGAGAGCGTGAGAGTGAGCCACAGATCCCAGCTTTTTAATTTATAGGAGGAAAAAAAAGATGATTAAAGGACAGTTTGCAAAAAATTTACACAAAGCAGTTTCAGAGAGAGGGATTAAGCAGGTAGAGCTTGCTAAGGTGCTGGAGGTACCGCCTACTACAGTAAATGGGTGGATGAGAGGAGCCCATTTACCAGACATTGAGAAGTTAATGGAAATTTGTGATTATTTGGAAATGCCTGTAGGAGAGATGTTAGGAGATCATAGACATATTAACGATTTAGACGAGGTTAAGCATCTTATGGATGTATCGCTTAAACAGAAAGCCTATATTGAAAATTTAGAGGCGGAGCTTAATGAGTGTAAAATGTTAAATAATCAGCTTATGAGCGATCTGGATGCAGATGAGGGGCTTGCAGAAATTTGTGTGAATGAGTTTATTGCAGATACCATAAAGGCTGTAAAAGACGCTGGCGTAAAGAAGATTACGGTTGAGTTTTGATAAAGAAAAAGAGCCAGCTTTTGCAGGCTGGCTCCATCCAGAGGATTACTCCTCTTTAAGATTTTGTAGCTCATTGATGCGTTGAGCTAATCCCTTAAGTAGCTCCAGATCCTTATCTGATAGTGAGATAGATAGCTTAAATAAATCGTATAGAGAGGGCTTACTCTCTAAGATCTTTGAGATTAAAGCAGGATCAGTAGAAAACTTTTCCTGTGAGAAAATCTCTGGATCTCTTAGGAGATCCGTAGCATCTATCCCTAGATAAGTTGCTACAGCCTCAATCCTATCCATTCTAGGAGTGTTCTTTCCAGTACACCATTGAGAAACTGTAGAGGAGCTGTAGTGGAGATCGTTGATTAGATCTTGCTGAGTTTTACCTTTTACCGCTAGGTAGTAGGTAAGTGCTTTAGCAAATGTACTCATTGTTTTTACACCTCCTCTCCTTTGAGGGATAAGTTAATTATACAGTATTACAGAGAAAAAGTAAAGTAAAACAGAGATAAAACTCTGTAAAACAGAAAAATAGGTATTGACATCTCTGTAAAACAGGATTATATTATAATTGTTCTCTGAGAAACAGAGAGAACACAGAGGGGGTACTCCCCTCATATATTTTTGCTATCAATCTCTATTAAACAGAGAATGATATACAATAAAACAGAGATAAAGGAGGTACAAGCTAATGAATTTAGTGGAGTTAAAGGAGGCATATAAAGCCAGAAAGTTAGCCTTAGACAGTGCAAAGAAAGAGGAGGAGAAATACAAGGCACTCCTTAAGGATGCGATGTTAGAGGCTGGAGAAAGTGATTACACGGATGAGGCTGGATACCGCTTTGAGCGAATTGTGCAGGAGCGTAAGAGCATGGATGAGGAAAAGCTCTTAGCAGAACTCCATGAGAGAAACCTTACTAGCTGTATCGCAACTAAGGAGGTTGTAGATGAGGATGCAACTCTTAAGGCGGTAGAGGCTGGAGAGTTGCCACAGGAAGTATTAGCAGATGCCTTAAAGGTAACAGAGGTAGTAATGCTTAAGCTCACAGCTCCTAAAAAGGCAAAGGCTAAAAAGTGATAACGATCTGGAAAACTCCAATAGTAGCCACAGTAGAGCAGGTACTTAAGGATCTTAAGCTCCAGCTCTACGGAGCAGGGCTACTTAAGGAGATTAAAAACACAGGATCGGATCTTATGTGTACTTGCCCTTTTCACGCAAACGGTAAGGAGCATAACCCATCTTGCGGAGTGCTCCTACAGCAAAAGGTAACAAAGGATAAGACCTATGAGGCTGGTACGGTGCATTGCTACACCTGTGGATACACAGCGGATCTACCTCAGTTTGTAGCGGATCTGTTAGGGCTGAGTAGCCCAGTAGAGGGCTTTAAGTGGCTGGTAAATCAGTACAACTACCAGACGGAGGAGAGAGAGCTCCCAGATCTGGATATGTATAGAGGATCCACAGCTAAATCCTCAGTACTGGAGGAGAGCTTAGTAAAGCAGTACACACAGAACCTCCTACAGAGTGAGGAGGCGTGTAGGTACTTACATAAAAGGCGGATAGCTAACTGGGTGTTAGAGGCTTATGAGCTGGGGTTTGATCCAGCGGATAAAACAGTACTTTTCCCTGTAAGGGGCATGGATGGGAAAGTGATCTTTTACAAGGGCAGGAGCATAGCTGGAAAGCATTTTTATAACGCAAAAGAGGTAGATAAAACCTCCGTAGTGTTTGGGCTCTGGGAGATCCTAAACGGATCTTTTAGCTGGGGTACAGCGGATCAGATAGAGGAGGTTTGGATTACAGAGAGTGAGATAGATGCTCTCAGCCTTATCTCTTATGGAGTACCAGCGGTAGCCATCATGGGATCACATATCTCAGAGGATCAGTGTAAAGAGCTGGAGCGTACACCTTTTAGGCGGTTTGTACTTGCCACAGATAACGATGATGCAGGGAGAAAAGGAGCCTCCCAGATCAAGAGGTTACTGATACCTAAAGGTTTTCGGTTTATCAACCTCAAATGGCATACGAGCCTAAAGGATATTAACGATCTTGTCAAAGAGTACGGAGATGGCTGGAAAGACCATCTCACAGGATATTAAAGGAGGAAAACAGGATGAGTAAAGGATTTATTACAGGAACAAATGAGGAACTTATTAAAGCGTACAAAGAGAGTAGAGATGAGAGCTATCTTAAAGAGCTCATAGAGGCTAACAAGGGGCTTATTAACCTTTTAGTATCCCCATATTTAACCTCTATCCCTAATTCTGAGTTAGAGGATCTTACAAGTGAGAGCTATATACCGATTCTCAGAGCTATAGAGGATTACGATCCAGAGCAAGGAGTAGCTTTTTCTACTCTCCTTAAAGTTTATGTACGCCAGCACCTTAACCGTTTATACAACGAGGCTACACGCCAGAAAAGATTTACAGGTACCACTCCAGATAGCTTAGATCGGTTATCTGAGATCAATAAAGAGGGCGGTACAGAAACAGATAGCACCTTTGAGGTAGAGTGTAAGGATTTTAGCTCTGTAGAGTTTATGGATCTCTTAGATAGCTTACAGCTCAATGATAAGGAGCAGGTAGCGGTAAATATCCTCATGGCTGGAGGAGCTAAGGGAGAGATTGCTAAGGCTCTCAATATTACTAATGCTACCGTAAGCTGGCATATTAAGAACCTCAAAAAGAAATTTATTTTAGCTGGTTATCAATATGCTGTCTAAATAATCTAGGTGGATGTGATTAAGTTATTTATCACGAAAAGCAAGGAGGTAAGCGGTATGAGTAGTTTAAGAACCCTGTTAGACATTTTAAAAGGAGAGGCTGTAGTGCTTACTAAAAAGAGTGAGCATAAGGCGGATGTGTTAGTAGGAAAGAATGTGGATAAGCGTTTTGCTATTAACAGCATGGTAGGAGCTGTAAAGGCTTTGATGCTGTAGAAATAAAAAATAATCAAGGAAAAACAGGAGGATACAGAAATGGGATTACAGGATCTTATTAACAAGTATGACAATGGAGGATTTTCTAAAACAGGCTGGTTTCAGTTAAAGGATGATGGAGATACAGCTACAGTAAGATTACTCCACAAAGGAGAGGTAGGCGTAAAGGATGGAGAAACAGATTATGATTTTCCCATCTATGAGGTACACAAGTTAGATGTAGACGGTAGCGGTAGAGATCGTACTTGCCTCTGTAAAGGAGAGAGCTGTGAGTTTTGTAAGAGTGGTAATAAGCCTCAGCTTAGAATGTTCTTACAGATGATTAACAAGGATGAGAAAGATAAGGATAAGCAGGTACAGCTCTGGGAGAGAGGCTTAACAGACATTAAGAACCTTATCGGCTTAGCTGGAGAGTACGGAGATCTCACTAAGAGAGATATTAAGATTAAGAGATCTGGAGCAAAGGGTAGCCTTAAGACTACATACCAGTATTTCCCTAAGGATCCTAGTGAGATGGAGATCCCAGAGCCTCAGAACTTAGTAGGCTCACTTATCTTAGATCTGGATCGTGAGGATCAGATTAAGTCTATCGAGGGTAGATTACAGCTTAACAAGGGTAACAATAACGATAGTAACAATGACAGCGGAGCAGGAGCTACAAGAGTATTTTAAGGCAGGGAGGGAGGCTAAAAACCTCCCTCTTTTATTAAACAGGAGGATACAGGATGGCAAGAGAGATACAGGTAGATATGAGTAGAGAGAGCGTGGATCTGGAGGATCTTAGTAGCAGATTAGCTCATAAAAAGGTATGTAATATAAGCTTGAAAAGAAACCAGAATACCTTACTTAAAGGGCTGGAGGTAATAAATGAGCTGGTAAAGAGCGGTAGGCTCCATGCTGAGGGAGAGTATGAGATTATCCGTACTCCAGAGAGGCTTAAGGAGGTAATGGAAACCTACTTAACTGGAGTAAGTGAGTATGTACTGGATGTGGAAACTACAGGGCTGGATGTGTATAACGATATTTTAGTAGGTATCTGTTTATATAATCCAGATCTCCCTAGTTTCTATGTACCGTTTAATCATACGGATCTCCAGAATAAAAGAGTTGAGGGGCAAATGACAGAGGAGGAGTGTAAGGCGGTTATGCTCCCTTATCTGGCTAACGGATCCCTTAAGTGCATCAATCATAATATTAAGTTTGATGATAAAGTAGTTACTTTCCAGTGGGGGCAGAGGATCGCTAATGTATGGTGGGATACTAATATAGCTGGATGGGTACTCAATGAGAATGAGAAACACGGATTAAAACCGATGTATAACAAGTATATCCTCAATGGGGAGGGCTCAGATGAGGATTTTGGAGATCTCTTTGAGGGTATCCCATGTAACTATATCCCTATTGATATTTTTGCTATTTATGGTGCTAACGATGGTTTTAAAACATGGGCTCTGTATCAATTTCAGAAAAAGTATCTTAGAGAGGATCATCCGAGAGCAGACTATAGAAAGCTCTATCATGTGTTTAGAGATATTGAGATGCCTCTTATTGATGTTTGTATGGATATGGAGCTTAGAGGTGTAGAGATCCGTGAGGATTATGCTAAGGAGCTCTCTGTAAAATTTAATGAGGAGATGGCGGAGAAAGAAAAGCTCTGTGATGAGTATGTAGCTAAGTTTGATAAGTACATAGAGGAAAATCCTACTCTTATGAGATTAACTAAGGGTACTAAGAAGATCAATTATAACAGCCCTCAGCAGGTGGCTTGTTTATTTTATGATATTTTCAAACTGAAAAGCGTATCCAGAAAAGAGCCGAGAGGTACAGGAGATAAGATTGTACAGCAACACAGAAACAAGGCTAAAAAGGCAGGTACTAAAAAGGGAGAGGAGTTTATCCAGTTTTTAGATAACTACCAGAGATATAAAGAGTGTGGAAAGCTCTTAGGAACTTATATAGATAAGATCCCAGAGGTTAAGTGTGCTAAGACTAATGCAGTACATACCACATATAACCAGTATGGAGCTAAAACAGGTAGATTTTCAAGTAGTGATACAGTTACTAAGATCAACCTCCAGAATATCCCTAGCCATGAGAAAAGCATCCGTAAGATCTTTAGAGCCAGAGATGGTTATAAGTTTGTGGGAGGAGATTTTAGCCAGATTGAGCCACGAGTACTCTCTTATGTATCTGGAGATGAGGCAATGCAGGAGGCATACAGAGAGGGTAAAGATCTATACGCCATCATGGGATCTAAAGTGTATGGAGTGCCTTATGAGGATTGTAGAGAGTTTTATCCAGATGGTACGGTAAACGCTGAGGGTAAACACAGGCGTACAACTATGAAAAGTGTACTCTTAGGTATCATGTATGAGCGTGGAGCTAAAGCCATTGGAGAGCAGTTTGATAGATCCGCAGAGTGGGCTCAGAAACTTATTGATGATTTTTATAAGAGTTTTCCTAAGATCCAACAGCTCCGCCTTAAGGTAGAGAAGATGGCGGAGGAGTACGGATATGTAACTACTATACAGGGCAGAAAGAGAAGATTGCCAGAGATGCAGTTACCAGATCACGATGATTACCGCTATCAAGAGGCTCACAGGCAGAGCCTTAACGCTGTAATACAGGGATCCAGTGCGGATATTATGAAATTAGCTATGATCGCTATTTATAACGATCCTCAGTATAAGGCTCTGGATTGCCACATGGTAATAACCGTACATGATGAGTTAATTATGGAGGTACCAGAGGATCATATTAAGGAGGGAGCAGATCTCTTAGTAAACACTATGAAAAGAGTAGGACACAGCCTTATAGATCTCCCTATGAGCGTAGATGCTGAGGTAAATGATTACTGGTACGGAGAAAACTTAGCAGATGAGTATTTAGAGGAGGAGTAAGCCTATGGGATATTTTCCTTTACCAGAGCTAAAGGGTAAGCCTAACAGGATCTTTGTAGATGGTAAAACTCTAAATCAGATAGCTAAGGAGAGCGGTATAAGGCTGGATACCGTACAGCATAGATATAGCAGAGGTATAAGAGATTATGAGGGCTTAACAAAGCCCTCTCATATCAGAGTAGAGCACGAAAAGACACAGAGGAAAACCTACTCTATAATGAGTGCTGGAGAGAGAGTAATGGAGAGGATCTGGGAGCTGGATATACCTCTCCAGACTATCTCCGATAAAACAGGGATAAGTAGATCCACAATATACGCCTTTTTATATAACGGTACAGATCTTAGCAGTATGATGCTTGCTAAGATCTGTAGCCTTTTAGGATTATCAATGGATTATGTGATGGGATTAAAGGAGAAACCAGATGGCAAAATGTAAATTCTGTGGAGCTGAGGTAGCAATAGGGGCGAGATGTACATATTGTGGCAGTAAGGCGGAGAGCTGGTACTATTCTGGAGAAGAAAAGAAACAGGCTATTACTCTTAATGCTGAGTATGATGATCTGGGGGCAGGGCGTAAGTTTTATAGAGGTAAATATTACATAGTGCAAAAAGGAGATAATCTTTGGAATATTGCAAAAAGGTTTTACGGAGCTGGAGCTGAGTATTACAGGATCGTGAGGAAAAACCATCTACAGGATCCTAACCATATAGAAGTAGGGCAGAAATTGTATCTTTAGGAGGCAAAAAGTGAGATATAAAGTATACGATGAGGAAGATAAGAAAGAGAGAATTTTGGAGGAGTGCGTAACTCCGTTAGAGGTAGGATCTGTAAGGAGAGTGCAGGTTAAAAAGGGAGATACGAGAGAGGTACACCACTTTAGAGTACTGGAGGAATTAAAAGCATGAGAGTGTTTAAGAAGTGATCCTAAGATCCCTCCTGTTTTGTGATTAGGTTAATTATCACAAAACAGGAGGATTTTTTTTATGTTACGGATGAATGAGTTATTTTCTGGAATTGGATCACAGACTAAAGCACTACAGAGAGCAAGTGTGGATCATGTTATTACTGGTATATCTGAAATAGATGAGCCAGCCATTAGAAGTTATACAGCTATATATGGAGATACTTATAACTATGGAGATATTAGTAAGGTAGATAGCTTAAAACAAGCTGATTTTTGGACTTACTCTTTTCCGTGTACAGATATATCAAAGGCTGGAAAAATGGAGGGAATTACGGAGAGTACAAGGAGTGGCTTGATTTTACAGGTGGAGAGGCTTTTAAGAGAGGCACATGAAAAAGGAGAGTTGCCTATGTATCTTATGTTAGAAAATGTGGCTACCTTAGCTAGTAAGAGGTTTAAAGGATTTTTAGATGGATGGATCCAGTTTTTATCTGATTTAGGATATGATACAAAATATAAAGTTATCAATGCAAGTACACAAGGTATACCACAAAACAGAGATAGGATTATAGCTGTAAGTAAGCTAAGAGCAGGGGGGGGGGCTACATAACTTTGAGTTTCCTCAAAATGTTCCTTTAAGGGTATCCCTGGATGAAATAATAGAGAAAAATGTGGATGATAGATATTATGTTGATCTGGAAAAGTATAAGGATATTATCAGTATTGTAAATGGAAAAATAAGAGTAAGGCAAGCTACAAAACAAGGGTATATAGAAATGGATCCTTGCGGTATTTGTGATGTTAGTTATCCTACATCAAAAACTAGGAGAGGTAGGATACAGGGTGGAGGTAAGATATGCCCCACATTAACAGCTAGTGTACAAGGGTTATTATATTTTGATGAGGAATATAGAGCTAGACAGCTTACAGGTTTAGAAAACTGGAGGCTTATGGGCTTTGATGATAGAGATTATTTCTTAGCTAAGGAGGCTGGAGTATCAGAGGCACAGCTTATAAAACAGGCTGGAAATAGTATAGTAGTAGATGTGCTAGAAAGAGTGTTTATAAATCTTTTTAGATAAGAGAGGAGAGGCAGAAATGCCTCTCTTTTTTTTTCTGTTTACCAGAAATTTTTAGTGGTTTTGTGATTATGTTAATTATCACAGCAAAAGGAGGAAAAAAAATAATGTTTAAGGTATTAGTAGCTTGTGAGGAAAGCCAGCGTGTAACGCTGTATTTGAGAGAGAGAGAGAGAAATAGAGGCTTACTCATGTGATATTATTGCGTGTAGTGGGGAGCATCCAGAGTGGCATATAAAAGCTGATGTGCTACCTCTCTTAAATGGTAATTGTAAATTTACTACTTGTGATGGAGTAGAACATGAGGTTGTAGGAAAGTGGGATATGATTATCGCTTTTCCTCCGTGTACACATTTAGCTGTATCTGGTGCAAGACATTTTGAGAAAAAGAGGGCAGATGGTAGACAGAGAGAGGGCATAGAGTTTTTTGCAAAATTCTTAAATGCTGATTGTGACAAGATAGCAATAGAAAATCCTGTAGGTATTATAGCAGGAGAGTACATACCTAAATGGTTTCCAGATTTAGCTAGTAAGTATGGTTTTCCTGTTAAGCCTACACAGATTATACAGCCCTATGAGTTTGGAGAACCTCATAAAAAAACTACTTGTTTGTGGCTTAAAGGGTTGCCAATGTTAGAACCTACTAAAATCGTTGAGCCAGAATTAGAAAGCTATATATGTAAGAATGGCAAGAAAGTAACCTTTAGTAAAGATTTTAATAAAACAGGGAAAGAGAGGGCAAAGAATAGAAGTAAAACATATTTAGGTGTAGCTAAGGCGATGGCTAAACAGTGGGGAGATGCTTTATAAATATATTATCTGAGGAGGCGTAAAAAGCCTCCTTTTTTTTATCTAAATTTACTTACCGTTTGTGATTAGGTTACTTATCAATCAAAACAGGAGGATCAAGGATGGTAAGACAGATTAAAAGAAAATGGAGAAGATTTTACAGAACCCATAGAGAGGGCTGTGAGCTGGTGGGAGATTTTGTTGGAGCTTTAAGTATTTTTGTATTTTTATTTGAGCTCTATATCATCGGAGTTATGTTAGGAGGTCACTAATGGGAAATATAATTTTAGGGCTTTTGTTAGTTGGCTACATAGTGGTTACTGTCGTAAATCTGGTAATTGAGGTAAAGAGAGATAAAGAAACTAGACCTCTAAGGATAAGAGAAAGCAGATCCCAGATGTATTTAGCTTTTGAGCTTGCCAGATTTAATAAAAATATTGAAAAAGCCAGAGAGGAGGCGGAAAAGTAATGGGATTAAAGAGCTTAATAGCAGTAGCACAAGGAAAAAATGCAGAGAGTGTATCCTTTGAGGATAAGTTTCTTAAAAACTATGAGGAGGCTGTAAAGGCTAAGGAGTTGGAGGAGAGGCAGGTAGCCCCATCTGAGTATATCCGCCCATCCTCTATGTATGGCTGTGAGCGTATGTTATTTTTCCAGAGAGTACATGGAGGCTCCCAGAACGGAGAGCAGAGTGAGGTAAACCTTATTGAGATATGCCAGAGCGGTACAGATAGGCACTTAGACATACAGCATATAGTAGAGCGTATGGAGGGCGTAGAGTGCTTAGATCTGGAGGAAATGGTAAAAGAGGCACAAGCTAAAGGCATTAAAACAGAGTTTGTAGGCTGGAATGAGGATCATACAGAGGGCAGGTGTAAAAATGATGAGCTCTCTATCTATTTCCAGCCAGACGGAGTTATTAGATTTAATGGTAAGGATGTAATCTTAGAGATTAAAACAGAGAGTACTTACCAGTTTAGTAACCGTTATGAGCCTAAGGCGGATCATAAGTGGCAAGCTACTTGTTATGGTATGGGGCTGGGGATAGATTATATCCTTTTCTTTTATGAGGATAGAAATTTCTGTAAAAAGAAACCGTACCTCTGGAAAATAACCGATGAGATGAAACAGGCAGTACTTAACAAGATACGAACTGTAAACAATGCTTGTAAAACAGGGATCCCTCCAGAAAAGGATGATAGCAAGTGTACTTACTGTAGATATAAAAATGAGTGTGCCTTAGTGGATGCTGGTAAGTGGGTACATCCTAACCCTCCAGAAAAGCCTCAGACAGCCCAGAAAGATACAAACAGAAAAAAGGCTAATAAGTCTACAGGTAAAAAGAAAAAAGCCTCTACAGGGCAAAATACAGCGTTGAGAGCGGTATGTGGTAACTGTGAGCATTGTGGTAGAGAGCTGGGAGCTTACTACTGTAGCATTGATAAAGAGGGATCTATGTATGTAGATCGCAGAAAGAAATGTAAGTTTACTCCTAGCAGATTTAAGGGGGTACAGGATGGCAAGTAATAACATCGGTAAAACCTTTGAGCAGGAGTTTAAGGAGTGTGTACCTCCAGATTATTACCTGTACCGCCTAAAGGATGATACAAGCGGATTTTATGGAGTATCTAATCCATGTGATTATATCCTTTTCAGATCTCCTTATCTCTTTCTGGTAGAGCTTAAAACCCATAAGGGAAAGAGCATACCGATAGCTAAGATCAGACCTAACCAGATACAGGGAATGGAGAAAGCTACTCATTATGAGGGAGTGTACGGAGGCTTTTTAATCAATTTTAGAGAGCTGGAGGAAACATATTACATAACCGTACAGGATGTGATCCAGTTTACTCAGACAGAGGAGAGAAAGAGTATACCTGTAGAGTGGTGCAGGGATCACGGAGTAAAGATAGAGCAGAAAAAGAAAAGAGTGAGATACAGCTACGATCTGGAGAGCTGGTTAAGTAGATATTTTGGAGGTGTGAAATGAAAGTAACTCAGTGTACAGGAGAGGGTATGGGATCGTGTAAACGATGCTCTGATAATGGAAAATGGAATATGAATTGGATGTGCTTTTTATACAAGATTGAGGGCTATGAGGGGTGTTATTGCTCTGATTGTGTAAAAGAGATCAAAGCGGAGGCAGGAGATAAGTGTTTAGAAAATTGAAAGAAAAGATCCGCAGACAAAAGTTAATAGAGGTTGAGGTATTAGAAACTCTTAGTAGTATTTGCTTATATTTAGAGTTTGATGCTCATTTTGCTCACAGAGGTAGATATGATGATTATTTTAGTAGCCATGCTAAACAGTTACGGATCTTTTCTGAGAGCCTTAGAGATGAGCTGGTAAAGGAGGATGAGAAAAAACGTGATAGGAGAGGATAACATACTTACTCTTACATACCATGATTTTACTACTAGCTGGTGCATGAAAATAAATCTGTATGAGGTATTTTGTGGAATTGAATACAGAGAACTACCAGATTATGAGCCAGATCCAGATGAGGTAAAGATCACACGCTGGCAGAGAATAAAGAAGATCATACAGCTTATTAAAAAAGCATCATTTAGATAAAGAGCTCTCAGAGTTTAAAAGCTGGGTAGAAAGTCAAAAGGCGGAGGCTGAGAGCTTAAGAGCTAAGTATAAGGCTGGATCAGATGGGTATAAGAGCCTCACAAAGAGGATAACTCTTTACAACAGAGCTATAAGGGAGGCGGAGAAATGATACAGAGCGATAAGTTAAAGAAAATCATAGCAGAGGTAAAAGAGGAGAGCTCCCCTGTAATAACCCTCTCAAATGAGTTAATAGCAGATTTTAGTAAGGAGCTTGATAGTGCTATCTCAGAGCTGGATATGATTATGGAAAGCATCGGAGAAAACTCTATAGAGGATATACCAGATAGCCAGATAGAGTACTACTGTGTTAAGATCCCAGCTCTTATGTACTATGCAGGGCAGAGAGTAGAGGAGCTGGGTATGCAGGTAGATCTAGCCTCTAACGCTAAGAAAAGTGCTCAAAATGAGGCGATGGTAAAAGTATCTGGTACTGTGCAGGAGAAAAAAGCCAGAGTAGAACAGCTCACGGAGGATAAAGCCTTAGTAGAGGCTATTTATCGTAGAGCTTACAACAGCCTCAAAGTTAAGTTAGAGATGGCTGAGAAGATCTACAGCGGATTAAAGAAATCTCTCTCAAAGAGGATAGCAGAGGTAGATCTGGATAGATTTAGTAAGGATAAATATACCAGAGAGCCAGAGGATCCTATGGAGGATTAAGCCTATGGAGCGGTGGGCTTATGAGTACTTTAGGAGACAAGCCATAGAGGATAGATGTAAGCAGGAGGCACAGTGGCTAATAGATAATCCTAAGGACAGTATCCGTAAAGTGGCTAGAGAATTTTGTATCAGTAAGAGCCAGTTACATAGGGATCTCCATGAGCTCAGAAATATAGATGATGATCTCTATGTACAGTGTAGAAATATTTTAAGGAGGCACAGAAGAAGTGGAGGAAAAGTTAGATAAGTTTTTAGCATATCTGGAGGAGAACGGAGTAGAGATCTCTGGAGAAACAGCTTTTAAGTGTGATGATGGGATTGTACTTTTTAGCCCTAACGATGAGGGCGGAGTAGATATAGCCATTATCAGAAATGTAGTTGAGTTAAATTACAACTTAGGTATCACAGATGCAGATGTAAACCTCTTTAATACAGAGGTAGGTATTATGCAGGAGTTAGGAGGATCTGAGGATGGAGAATAATAAACCAGTATTTTATATGTTAGTGGGGTTGCCAGCCAGCGGTAAAAGCTCTGAGAGTGATAGGCTTGGAGATGTAATTGTTAGATCCTCTGATTATCTTAGAGATAAACTCTGTGGAGATATAAATGATATGAAAAATAATGGTGCTGTATTTACCATTTTACAGAGTTTGGTTAGAGCGGATCTATATCATGGTAAGGATGTAGTATATGATGCTACAAACTTAAAAGCAAGCTATAGGGTGGAGTTTTTGGATACCCTTAAATTATTAAATTGTAAAAAGGTTTGCGTGTTTGTAGATACTCCTTTTGAGGTGTGCGTTAAGCGTAACGATGAAAGAGAGCGTACAGTACCTAAGGAGGCTATGGATAGAATGAAAAGATTTTTAGAGCCTCCTACCTTTGCTGAGGGCTGGGATGAGATACGAGTAGTTAAAAATTGGAATGAAAAGGAGAATAGCGATGGCGGAGATAGATAACCTCATAGCTGAGGTAAACAAGAAATATAAAACGGATATAATCCGTAAAGCATCGGATCTTAAGGGGATAGAGTTTATCCCCTACACCTCTCCTATGATGAATTACTTAACCAGAGGAGGAGTACCTGTAGGGAGGATCATAGAGCTAGTAGGGTTGCCTCAGAGCGGAAAAACTACTACAGCTCTGGATATTATCTCTAATTTCCAGAAAAAGTACACAGATAAGTACTGTGTATATCTGGATGCAGAAAATACGATAGATAAGGAGTGGGGAGAAACTCTGGGGGTAGATTGGAGTAAGGTAATCCTCATCCAGCCAGAGAGTGAGTATGGAGAGGAACTCTTAGATATGCTCTTAGATTACATAAGATCTGGTAAGGTAGGCTTAGCAGTATTAGATAGTGCTCCATTTATTATCCCTAAGGCAGTACAGGAAAAGGGCTTAGATGAGAAAAGCTATGGAGGCAACAGTGCTCTTATGAAAGCCTTTTGTGATAAGGCAGTACCGCTCTGTAAGAAAACTGAGTGTACTTTTCTTATGATTAACCAGCTCAGAGAAAACATAGGAAATCCGTACAAGCCTTTTAAGATCCCTTGCGGTACAGCTATAGCTCATGCGTGCTCACAGATCTTATGGTTTACAAAGGGATCCTTACTGGATGAGAAGTATAAAGAGGTAAGTAGCGGATATGCTAACCCTAGTGGTAATCTGGTAAGTGTGAAAGTGGAGAAAAATAAGGTTACTAAAAATGATCGTAGGCTCCAGACTTACACACTTAACTACAGTACAGGAGTGGATGAGATTAAGGATACCTTAGATCTGGCTATTATGCTTGGGATCATCTCACAGGCTGGGGCGTGGTTTAAGGCTACTCTTAAAGACGGTAAAGAGCAGAAAATGCAGGGATTTAACGGAGTGCAGGAGTTTTATTACAACGATCTGGAGGAGCTGGAGTATCTTAGAAAACAGGTATATGAGGCAGGGATGGTATGAGAGAAGTAGAGGAAACCTTAGCACATAACCTTAGAGAGGTAAGAGAGAAAAAGGGCTACACTCTAAAAGATGTGGTAAAAGGTACAGGATATACAGAGGTAAGTATAAGTAGATGGGAAACAGGTACACGGATCCCTAAGGCTACAGTGCTTTATAATCTGGCTAAATTCTATGGAGTATCTGTAGATAGATTTTTCTGGAAATAAGAGCAGGAGGAGGCAGTAAAAAGCCTCCTCTATTATTTTATACAGGGGTTATATAAAAAGTGATTGACATTATTATATAGGGGGTGTATATTATAGATGAGGTAAGGAACTAGATACAAACTGAAAGAGGGGGCAAACAATATGAGATATAAAAATAGCGATGATAACAGATACAGAGTACAGTTTATGAGATCTACAGAGGAGCTTATGGATCAGCTTACAGTTAAAGAGTTTATCTCTTATCTGGAAGAAAACGCAGAGTTTGAAGATTACACAGTAGAGTACATTGATAAGAAATGTGTTAAGTGTAGAGCCTATGATCTCACAGAGGAAAACAGCAAGCTCCATAAGGAGTTTTTAGTAACAGAGGATGGTAGAGTATTTTACTGGAGATCCTTAATCAGTAAGATTGAGCTGGTAGATGCTGAGGAGGAAAAACAGGAGGTACAGGAAGTGGTAGTAGATTTTAGAGAGGCTAAGGAAGTAGCAAAAGAGGTAGCTAAGGAGCTCACAGAAAAGGATAGTAACTGGAAATGGAGAGTACAGGTACTTAAGAGTGAGATCCGTGTATGGTGGGGATACTTACAGTACTGTGATACAGAGGATAGCCACTTTACTATTAAGATGAGCGATAGAGAGGATGAGTGCGGAACTGATACAGATTTTATGGTAGCCAGAAATGAGCATGATGAGTATATGACAGGTAGGATTGTTGGAGTAGATGAGTGCTGGCAGGATGGAGATCTTAATACTTGTGTGGCAGGATTGCTTAGAGGAATTGCTACGATAGCACATAGTAGATACTAGGAGGTAAGTAAGATGGTTATTAAGAGATTAAAAGGAGCTAAGTTTGGTACAGATAGAATAGCTAGAGTAGTTACAGGATATGCCCTCTATGAGGAGGGCAATGGCTACATAGCTTTTAGCTCAGATAGAGATGAGTTTGGTATCTTAGCTCCATATATCCCCTGTGGAGGGAAAAGAGCTTTACAGAGTATCTTAGATGCTGGAGGATTTTGTAGCTTTGATGGTATGGAGTATGTACAGGAGTTGGGAGCCTAAGGGCTCCCAGATCGGAGGGAAATATGTTTACAGTTTATCTTAAGAGTGCTGGAGGCACAAAGAAATATTTTACAGAGTTTGAAACAGAGGCGGAGGCTGAGAGCTTTTGTAGAGAGTATGGCTGGGAGTGGGTAGATGAGAATGAGTTTGTATGGGATATGGATTATGAGGAGGGATAATATGACGGATGAGCAAAGGAGTTTTTACTTGTTACTGTGCATGACAGGTAGAACACAGGAGGCTACAGAGTATAGAGAGAAGATCGAGAAACAGGAGGATAATACAGATGGCGAAAATATACAGGAATAAGGCAGGAAAGAAGTTATACCCAGTATGTAAGTGGGAGGATAATCAGCATAAGATTTATAATGCACATGATAGGATTATGATTAGAATATATGAGGCACAGGAAAACGGAGGGGCGGATTTGGAGGCTTTGTATAAGGAGCAGGAGCGTATAGAGAAAGCTCTGGAGCTTATAGATGCCTGTGTAATAGATGGGTTAGTATATGCCACTTATGAGGATGGATTGATATTAAAGGATCTTATATGGGCTTACAATGCCAGACATTAAGGAGGTAATGAGATGAGTATACACGGAGTAAATGCTAGACAGCTCCAGATAATAAGCATACTTAAGGAGGCTAAGTGTACAAATACAGCGGAGCTACAAGAGGAGTTAGGAGTATCTAGGAGAACACTTAGAACGGATATAGCGTATCTAAAGAGAGTGTATCCAGATAAGTTAATAACCCACAGAGGCAGGTATACAGGCGGTTTAGAGTGGGTAGAGTAGGAGGAGCATATGGATCTAATAGAAAGAGTAGAAAGCTATAAAGTGTTATTTAAGGAGTGTAAAGCTCTGGAGCCTGTTAGTATGGCTCTGGCAAAGGGCTATACATCCGCTACACCTCTCCAGAGATTGGAGATAATCAGAGAGCTAGATACAGAGCTTGCGGAGGTATACAGTGTAGAGATCCCTGTTATTACAGCGTGGGTAAGGGATGATAACTATGTACATTCTACAAAGGAGATTTTCTTAGGGGAGCCCTCCTTAGAGGGTTTTCTTCATCAATTTAGGCACCATTTACAAAATAAGGCAAGGGAGCCACAGTATAAGTATTTACTGGTAGAGAATGATCCTAAGGCGGATTATAGGATCCCTTATAAGGATTGTGTGTACAGGATGTATGGGGAGGATGATGCTAGAGCATGGGCTAGGATGGTTATTGAGTTAGCCTCATAAATGAGTTATAATATAACCACTATATAAAAAGGTAGGTGGTTACATGATAAAGAGATTGAGCGTAATAATAGCTTTAGGTATTGCACTATCCTTATCAGCCTGTGGAAATACAGCTAAGGTAAATGAGCCCATAGAGGCGGAGAAAGTAACGGAGGCTATAGAAAGTACTCCAGAGGTAACAGAGGAGCCAGAAACAGCTACAGAGGAGGCGGAGGAGCTATCTGTAATCTATGCAGACGATGAGGAGATCAATTTATATCTGAATAGGTATAATGAGGTTAATGTGGGGCAGGAGATAACAGCGGATCAGTTTGAGCCCTATAAGCATCATGGTAGTGTACATAAAAATCAGATAAAACTCAAAACAGAGGAAACTACTATATCAGCTACAGGAACTAAGGTAACAGTATACTTAGAGTGTAAGGATCTGGAGCAGTATAAGGAGGCGTTTCTGAGATTTGTAAAGCCTTTTAGTGATACCGATATAGAGAAATGCTGGGAGCAGGTTTTAGCGGATGATACAAGGGTTATAGAGTTTGACGGATTTAGTACAGAAACCAGTAAATTTAATGGAAATATAGAGTATATGAGTATCTATGGATCTATAGAGTAGGAGGCGGATTATATGAAAATCGGAGTAAGAAAACCTAGTCTTAAAAAGGCTATCAAAGCAAGTACTACAGGTAAGGCGAAAAGAGCGGTAAAGAAAGCAGTTAATCCTCTGTATGGTAAAAAGGGTGTAGGGCTGGCAAAGAACCCTAAGAGAGCTGTAAAAAATGCTGTGTATAAGAAAACCACAGTAGGGGTAAAAGATTTACTCAAATAGGAGAAATTAAGAGGATCTTAGGATCCTCTTTTTTTTGTCTAAAAATACTTACCGATTGTGATTAAGTTAAGTATCACAACAAAGGAGGTAAACAGAGTGGCACAGAAAGTAACCAGTACAGATATAAAGCTGGCTCTTAAAGAGTTTCATAATAGAAAGCCCAGTTATTTTATAACAGAGTGTAAAACCTGTAGTACTTATTTTCCAGATCCACAGGGGCTACTTAAGTTTGATGGGCTGGCTATCACAAAGAGCTATACAAAGCCTAATATTATCGGCTATGAGATCAAAGTGAGTAGAAATGATTTTCTACAGGATAATAAGTGGCATTTATACCTACAGTACTGTAATGAGTTTTATTTTGTAGTACCTAAGGGGCTGGTAAAGAAAGAGGAGCTCCCAGATCATGTAGGGCTTATCTATTTTAATCCAGATACTAAGGGTTTGAGAACTGTTAAAAAGGCATTGTACAGGCAGATAGAGGAGCCTGTAGGAGTGTATAAGTACATTATCTTTAGTCGGCTTGAGGAGGATAGGATCCCTTTTTACAATGACAGGGCGGAGTACTGTAAGGATTATCTGGAGGATAAGGTAGTAAAGAGTGCCATAGGGCAGAGATTAGGCACAAAGTTAGCAAAGGATTTAGAGGAGGCAGAAAAGAAGTTAAAAAGCCTCCAGAGTGTTAAGAAAGTCTTAGATAAGGCTGGTATTTTACCGTGGAGATGGTGGGATAACGATAGCTGGGTAACAGATCTGGAGCAGAGGCTTAATGGAAAGATGGATCCTATGGATCTGGAGTTAGCCATTAAGGATACCAGTAGATTACTAACCAGATTACAGGATATGCAGGTACAGGAGGAGCAGGATGATAAAAGCTAGATACATAGGAGTAGATAATGAACTCTTACAGAGCGGTAAAGTATATAAGATCAAAACAATTTCTGTAATGTGGAATGGTAAGCCCAGATTAAGAGTAGCTTTTGGAGAGCGTTTTAGATACTGGGTGCATTACGGTAGCCTAGAGGAGTTTCTTAAGCGGTGGAAAGTAGAGGCGGTATATTATGGGCAGAGCTGAGAGGCGTAGACTTGAAAAGCAAAAAGGTAAACAGGTAAAAACCTATAATCTAACCAGATCACAGCTCCACAATGCAGTAAGGCAGGTAACAGAGGAGGATCTTAAGAGGATTAAACAGGAGGCTATGGAGGATGCCATAAATACAGCTATGACATTACTCTTAGTACTTCCTATGGAGGTACTCATGGATCACTACTGGAAAAAGACCTATGCAAAGAAAATACCAGAGTTTACAGAGTTGGTATTACAGTACTATGAACGCTGGCAAAATGGAGAGCTAGATATGGATGAGATGAAAAAGGATCTCTGGGAGTATGGCGGAGTGAAATTAGAAGAAAGAGAGGCGGAGTAATGTTTGGATATGTATTACTTGTGATTTTAGTAACAGCAGGAGTAACTCTAGCAGAGAGTTTTTTAATAGCTTTTGTAGCTGGATTGTTAGGGATTGGAGTTTCTTTTAAGGTTATTTTCTTTGTGATGTTTGTTATCAATTTCTTTATAAGGGGAGGCAGTAGTAAGTAAATGAAAAAGAAAATTAAGGATTGTACATTTAAGGAGTTTACAGGGTGGGCTAACGCTAGAGCCTGTGATGGTAGATGGAGTATGTTAGATGCTATGAATAGTATAAGTGTAATTAGTATGGTATATGAGGTAAAGCCTCTTTTCTTTAGAGGTAGGGTTAGAGAGACTTTATGGAGAAAACTTAGGGATCAGTATTTAAACATGGAGGCAGAGATAGAGATTGAAAGATAGTACAAGAGCTAAGAGCTCAAAACAGGAAAAGCGTATAGCTAAGGCTATAGGAGGTAGGCAGGTAGTAGGATCTGGATCTACTCCATTCCTAAAAGGGGATGTAATAGCAGGAGATCTCTTTATAGAGGCAAAAACAAAGATGAACCCTAGCCAGAGTATCACAGTAAAAAAGAGCTGGATAGATAAGGCTAAGGAGCAGAGCTTAGCTATGAGAAAATCCGATTATGCTATAGCGGTATCCTTTGGAGATCCTAAAGATTATTACCTCATTGAGGATAGTTTTATGGAGGAGCTCTTAAAGGCAAGAGAGGCAGTAAAGCAGGTACAGGAGATCCCTTTTGAGGATATTCTAAACGGAGCAGTAGGAGATATAGAGTTAGGCTGGAATAGAGCCATAGACAAAGTAAGAAGAACCATAGAGGAGGTATATGAGTAATATGTGTAAAATTAGAGAGATGAACTTAGAAACAGCTAAGTACTATGGATATGAGGCACAGAGTAACCAGTTAGTAGAGGAGTGTGCAGAGCTCATACAGGCGGTAAACAAGTACCGCAGAGTAGAAACAGGCTTAGGACAGCCTGTAGCGGAGGATAAAAAGGCTATTGCCAGAGATAACTTAGTAGAGGAGATCGCAGATGTAGAGTTAATGCTGGAGCAGGTAAAGTATCTCCTCCAGATCCCAGAGGATGAGCTCTTAGCGGTTAAGACCTTTAAGGTAAACCGTACTAGAGAAAGAATGGAAAACAGTAAATAAAATATTTTTCAAAAACTATCTAAATTTTCCTCATATTGAGGATTAAGTTATTTATCAATAAAAATAACACACATAGAAAAGGAGAAAAATCTATGAAAGCATTTAAAGGATTTAACAAGGATCTTACCTGTAGAGGTTATCAGTATGAGGAGGGTAAGGAATTTCACACAGAAAGAGCGGAGTGCTGTGATACAGGTTTTCACGCTTGCGAGTATCCGTTAGATTGTTTTGGATATTATGATCCAGCACATAGCGTATTCCATGAGGTAGAGTTATCTGGAGAGATGGATAAGAGCGGAGATAATACTAAAGTATGTGCTACTGATATTAAGATCGGAGCTAGATTATCTATTGCAGGACTTGTAAAGATGGCTATTGATTTTACTATGAGTAAGGTAAACAAAGAGGCAGGATCAGACGAGCGACACGGTTTTGCATCTGCTACAGGGAATTGTGGAGCCTCATCTGCTACAGGGAATTGTGGAGCCTCATCTGCTACAGGGGATTATGGAGCCTCATCTGCTACAGGGTATAAAGGAGCCTCATCTGCTACAGGGAATTGTGGAGCCTCATCTGCTACAGGGTATAAAGGAGCCTCATCTGTTAGTGATCCTACTGGTGTAGCGGTTGCATGGGGGCATGAGGCAAGAGCTAAGGGCTGTAAGGGAGCGCATCTTATCCTCTCTGATTGGAAATATGTAGGAGCCAGATATAGCGATGGAGATTATATGGAGCCTTATGATAAGGAAAGCTGGGAGCTCACAGGAGCTAAGATGGTAGTAGTAGATGGAGAGAAGATTAAAGAGGATACATACTACCGCTGTATCGAGGGAGAAATTATAGAAGTAACAGAAGATGGAGAGATCGTAGAGGAATAATACAGAGAGTGGTACATTTTGTAAGAAAAGATGTACCACTTTTTTCTATTTTATCTAAAAATCCTCCTCAAAAGCGATTAGGTTATATATCAATTTAAAAGGGAGGTAAAAACCGTGTCAGAGGTAGGATGTGATATAGTTGAGTACCTTAAAGAGTTTCATACATCGGAGGGAAAAGCGGTAAAGGCTAGAGAGCTGTGTGTACTGTTTAATGTTCATGAGAAACAGCTAAGAAACATTGTAAGCGATCTGAGGCAGAATGGAGAGGCTATATGTAGCTCTACTTATGGTTACTGGTACTCCAGAGATCCAGATGATATATCCACTACCCTAAGCAGGTTAGTAGGGCAAGTGGATAATATGCAGAAAGTAATAGCAGGATTAAACAGGATCTTACAGGAGGTGCAGGATGAGCAAAAGGAGAATTAGAAGAAAGAGGAGAGCCAGAGTAAAAATATTGCCTTTAATACTGGTAGGAGCGGTAATAGCAGGAGTAATTACTGTGATAATGAGTGTAAATCTAAAGGGAGCAGATAAAGAGCCTCCTACTGAGGAGATTTATATTACGGAAACTCTACAAGCTTCGCAAGCTGAGAACACAGAGCTAGTAACGGAGCAGGAGGCAAAGCTGGAGCACGATCTTAATTATACATATCCGTACAATACGATGAGTGCAGACTGGGGATCAGAGGTATACGAGGATGGATTTAGATATTATGAGATCCCACAGGAGTATAAGGATGCTGGAGGATGTTTTCCAGAAATAGTACAGGTTTACCTCTGGTGTGAGTGTAAAGAGTACGGAGTAGATTATTATATGGTACTAGCCCTCATAGAGAGGGAGAGCGGTTATCACTGGGATAAGGTAGGAGATAACGGAAACAGTAAGGGCTATATGCAGATATACGAGAAATGGCATACAGAGCGGATGGAGGTGGAGGGAGTAACAGATCTCTTTAATCCATATCAAAATATCAGAGTAGGGCTTAACTGTTTAAGAGAGATACAGGATAAGTATTTAGCCTCCAGCGGAGAAAATTGTGTACTCATGGTATATAACATGGGCGAGAGCGGAGCTAAAAAGCTGTGGGCTAAAGATATTTATAGCTCAGCATATAGCAGAGAGGTAATAGCAAGAGCACAGGAATTAAGACAGGAACTAACACAGGAATAATACAGGATCAAGCAGGAGTATAGGAAAAACTATACTCCTTTTTTCTTGTTAAAAGGGAGGTACACGATGTTTAAGGTAGGCGATGCCATTAAGTGGATGTGTCCTCTGGATAATGATTATACCTATGGAGAGATTACAGCTCTTAGAAAGAGTGTAGCTACAGTAAAAGGCACTGGGTTATACAGCGGTATTACAGCGGAGGTACACCTAAGATACATAGAAAAAGCAATGAGAGGAGGCGGTAGCGTTGGGAGCGATTGTAAGAAATATAGTAAACGATCAATTACTAAGGCTGAGCTATAAGGATCCTAAGAATATAAAGAGATTTTTGAGAAACTGGGGAGGCTTAGAGGGCTTAAGTGAAAAAGGAGATACAGTAGCTACCTGTATCCTCACAGATCTTAAGACAGTAACAGCTATTGATCTGGATAAATACCATAAAAGCGATAGAGCGGAGTTTAACAAGGCGTATAGAAAAGGAAAGTTAAGCCACTATCAGTATATGAGTATAGCGTATGTGCTGGTACTGGGATATACACAGGATGAGTTAGCGTTTGTAATGGGCGTGGATCGTAGTGTTATCAGTAAAAATATTGACAGTGGGGTTAAAAAAATACAGAGAGAGCTTAAGGCGTATCTGGAGGAGGATTAGATGAGTTTAATAAAATGTGGAACTGATGAAAACGGATCTTACATAGAATTGAGAAAACCGAGAGGAGAAACTCCTCCATGCTTTATAGATGAGTGCGGAGTAGTACACGATAGCATAAGGATTTATGAGTATAAGGCGGTAAGGAGTAAAGAGATCTCCACAGATAGCAGGTGTGTAATGTGTGGAGAGATAATACCAGAGGGAGCTATGGTGTGTAAGAGATGCAGAGAGGCGGTGGATGAAATTGAGTAAATGGTTAAGAGAAGAAGATGAGGCGGATAAGTGGTTAAGAGAGCACGATCCTTATTATTTAGATAAATCAAATTTTAAGAGAAAGCATGAGGATAGACCTTACGAAACTCCTAAGCAGGAGGCTAGGAGGAGAGATATGGAGATACCGTTTAGTAGCTTATCTCTTAATCAGAGTAAAGAGGCTGGTATAGAATACGATAAGTATTAGGGCTGGTTATGCACGTTTTTAGAGGTTTTGTGGGCTTGTTATATGTAACAGATAATCTCCATTGAAATTCTGTAAAAAGTACAGAGTAATTACATGGTAAATGAAAATCATAATGAAATTAAGGAGGATATGAGAAATGGAGCAAAAGGATTTACAAGTAAAGTACACTGATCCGCTGGATCTGATCCCTTATGAGAATAACCCTAGAATTAACGATTATGCAGTAAAAAAGGTTATGGAGAGTATTAAGGAGTACGGATTTACTAATCCGATTATCGTAGATGCAGATATGGTTATCATCGCAGGGCATACGAGGAGAGAGGCTAGTATCTTAGCAGGGCTGGATAGAGTACCATACATAGTAAGAGATGATCTCACTCCAGAGCAGGTAAAGGCTTACCGTATTGCAGATAACAAGCTGGCAGAGTTAAGTAACTGGGATGATGAGTTACTCAAAAAAGAGTTATTTGAGTTACAGGCGGTAGATTATTCCTTAGAGGTAATGGGCTTTACAGAGATAGATCTTAAAGAGATCTTTACAGAGAAAGAAGTACCTAAGGAGAAAAAGAAGAAAGAGGAGAAAACTACTCTCCCTATGCTCCGTTTTGGATCTAACAGCGTGAGGATTACAGAGGATGAGTTGGTAATGCTTAGTAACCGATACAATGAGTATGTAGAGTGTACTCCAGATGAGGGCTTTATTACATGGCTACTAAAGAGAGGCTTATAGTAAAAACATCTTACATGGATGTGCTGGAGAAGATGCTGAGAAAGAGAGGCGTAAAAGTGGTTATGAGCGGTGTAAGAGAAATGACCTTAGCAGAGGAGATAAGAAATCTGGCAGATCTGGGAGTAGGTCAGAATGTTATAGACAGAATGACACAGAAATATAACAGGATGCTCACAGATCATGGAAATACCTGTAATAAGATCCGAGATGAAGTATATCGAGAGGTAAGAGGCGTAAAGGCGGAGCTGGCGGAGAAAGAAACTATCATAAGAGTATTAACAACTCATATAAGAGAGAAAGAGCTACTGTAAGAGGTAGCTCTATTTAATTTCATTCTCCTTACTGAAATTCCTATGAAATGAGGAAAAGGCGGAGGAGGGCGGAAAAGAGGCTTAAATAAAGCAATAATACTAAATAAACATATAAGAGTAGTTAATGTAATAATACAAAGAAATATAAAAACTAATTTCAGTACTATAAAAGAAAACATAGTAAGGAAGATAGATAGAAAGAAAATAGAGGGAATTAACGGATAACAACAGGAATGTAAGTAAAACTGTAGAAATTCCCTCCTCAAACACAAAGAGCAAGGAAAATAGCCTCATAAGAGAGGAGAAAGGAGGCGGAGTAATGCCTAATACATTGAGTAAAGAGAATGAGCTCCAGAGAAAAGCCTTTGAGCTGTATTATGGCTTAGGAGATAAGAGATCCCTTAGAGCGGTAGCAGAAACTATAGGGAGAACGGAGAGAACGGTAGCAGGCTGGAGCAGGGCTTTTAACTGGGTAGCCAGAGTAACACAGAGAAATATAGAGAACGCTCAGAACAGTAACGAGGCTAAGATCACAGCGGAGCTAACGGATGTACGGACTAAGTACCGTATCCTTATCAATAACCTTATGGCTGATTTTAGTAAGGATATTGCACAGGGCAAGGTAAAAGTAAAGAATATTAACGATTTTGAGAGGCTTGTTAAGCTGGATATGCTCCTTATGGGAGAGGCTACAGAGCGTGTAGAGCGTGGCGGTACACAGGAACTCTCACAGGATGCTAAGGATCGCTTAGATGAGATCGCTCAGCTTATGAAAAGTGTTAAGAAGTAGTGCAGATTGCACAATGGGTATAAGGTTTTTCTCTAGGGAAAATGCAGAGCCCTTTGTAAGAATTGCACAAAGAAAAAGAAAAAAGGTAAGTAAGTCTAACTTTTTAAGGTTTATGTGATTAAGTTGATTATCAAACATAAGGAGGTAAGCATAATATGAGTAATGCTATTAACCCAGAACACTATAACAGATTGAACCCACAGCCTAAGGATGTAATCAGAGCGTGGGGATTAAATTTCAACTTAGGGAGTGCTGTAAAGTACATCTCCAGAGCAGGGCATAAGGATGATATTGTACAGGATCTTAAGAAAGCACAGGAGTTTATCCAGTTTGAGATTGATGCTATCGAGGGAGCCAGAGCGGAGAGAAAAGATAAGCCTAAGCATGAGGATTTTATGGATGCTATGTTAAGAGGTTTGTTTGGAGGCTCTGTAGGACATATCGAGATCACAGGCAAGAGAAACGGTAAGACCGATGAGGAGATTGCTGAGATCGTAGATAAAACCATTAAAGATATTATCTCTGGTATGGCAGGAGTAGAGCTGGAGGAGATCAAAGAGGGAAACGGATACACAGAGGTACATATTACAGGTAATGCTAATCCGATTGAGATAAATGATATTACTGATATTAAAGTTATGAATAGGAGGGCATAAGATGAGAATTGTAGATGCAGGATATGAGATCTTAGATCCCCTTAATGGGGAGGAAATCTTAAAGAAGATCGAGAGAGTAGCAAGAGTATGTTATAAGAGTGAGGATAAAATCACAGAGGGATCCGCTGAGAAGATGGTAAGAGCTCTCATTAAGAGTAATCACATGGCGATGCTGGAGCACTACTCTTTTAGTGTAAAGTTTATCTGTGATAGAGGTGTATCCCATGAGATTGTACGCCACAGAGTAGCCAGCTATGCACAGGAGAGTACAAGGTATTGTAATTACAATAAGAGCGGAGATGTAGCTTTTATCCGCCCTGTATTCTTTGCAGAGGATACTCCAGAGATGGATAACTGGGTAGATAGCTGTATGAGAGCAGAGAAAACCTATAATTATCTGATTAGTGAGGGAAGAACTCCACAGGAGGCAAGATCTGTATTACCTAACAGCCTCAAAACAGAGGTAGTAATGACAGCTAACCTTAGAGAGTGGAGGCATTTCTTAAGCCTCAGAGCTTGCGGATCTACAGGAAAGCCTCATCCGCAGATGTTAGAGGTAACAGTACCACTCTTAAAGGAGCTTAGAGAGAGAGTACCAGTGGTATTTGATGATCTGGAGCCTATGGAGTGGGAAACAGTTAAATAAGGGCAGAGGTTAGGGAGGGAGAGCTGTAAAAGGCTCTCCTTTTCAGTTAGGAGGATTATATGATTATCTTAGTAGGGATCGGATGCTTTATGGCAGGAGCAGTAGTGGGAATTGTTATGATGAGCCTTTGTGTGGCAAGCCATAATAGTAGCTTAGAGCTGGAGAACAGACAAAAGGAGGATAAAGAGTAATGCAGATAGTAAGCGGAGATATAACCAGAGATATTACTGGAGAGATTGTATATCTTAAGGCATATAAGCGGATGGTAGGAGAGGTAACAAGGTATAGCACTGAAAAGGGTACAGCTACAGTAAAGCTATGTGATACAGGGCTGGAGATAACAGTATCTTTAGATGATATTGAGAGTACAGGTAGTACACAGCCTCACAGAGCTTTTAATAGTGAGGTACATATCTTAGGAACCAGATACAGTATCCGTATCATAGATGAGGATGATTACAGATATGATAGAGAGGCGGATGGATGGTGTGATCCTAGTGTAAAGGAGATCCTCATTTTTAACTATAAGCAGAGTGCGGAGAGTGTAAAGGATCTGGTAGCTTATCAGAAAAAGGTACTCCGACACGAGATAGTACACGCTTTTCTCTATGAGAGTGGTTTAGGAAGATGTAAACATACACTCTATATCCTTAAGCATAAGCCAGAATATACAAAAGGCTGGGGCTGGAGGTGTAGATATTGTGGCAGGACTTATAAAGACCTCAGAGAGGAGGCAGAGTATAAGGAGCGTGAGAGGAGGAGTAGAACATGGTAGCAGGATTATTAAAGTTGGTATTTATTCTCTGTACCATAGCGGTAGTAGGATTATCGGTAGTAGATACTCTCTGGTTTAATGCTATGCCAGAGAGTAACCGTTATAAGAATGTACAGGCGTTTAATGTGGTTACGCTGTGGATCGTAGCTATAGTACTTATTATCAAACTGGTAACGATGTAGGGAGCTAACAGGCTCCCTTTTATTATGCGTAGAAAGGAGGTTAGGCGGATGTGTTAGATTATAAAGTAGTATCCCTAGTAGAGAATAAGCTAGGGGAGGTACAGGATCAGAGAGAAAGAGATGCTATGATAAAGTACCTCATACAGGAGGCAGATTTTGAGATAGCGTATTATCTGGTATGCACCTACATTACTAAGAGAAATGTAATGGATCTCCATAAGAGTATTATCTCTAACATATCGAATAGTAAGAGCACGCTGGATCTAGCCCCTAGAGGTTTCGGTAAAAGTACTGTAGGCGATGTGGATTATTGTATTACAAGGATCCTCAGAGATCCTAATATCCGTATTATGATAGGATCCAAAACACAGACACAGGCGGAGGCGTTTCTTAAAGAGGTTCGTACTCACTTTGAGCAGAATGAGGATCTTATTAGAATTTTCGGAGATTGGAAAACCAGTAAGGATAACGTATGGAATGATAGAGAGTTTACGGTAAATAAGAGGAGCATTATTAAGAAAGAGGCTACTCTAACAGCACTAGGAGCCTCTGGAGCGGTTATTTCTAAGCACTTT